TTAGATTTGATGATGCCTGCACAAAGGAAAGTCCCTCCTAGTGATTTGTTTATTAAAGACAAATTTGTAAGTGAAGAATTAAGAAACCTCGCAACAGAACTTAATATTGTATTAGCAACAGCAAGTCAGTTAAACAGAGGTGCAGTAGACGAAGTAGAATTTGATCACAGTCATATTGCTGGTGGTTTAAGTAAAATACAAACAGCAGATAATGTTGTAGGTATTTTTAGTAGCAAAATGATGAGAGAACGTGGAAGAATGCAAATACAATTTATGAAAACTAGAAGCAGTAGTGGTGTTGGAAATAAGTTGGATTTAAAATTTGATATTAACAGTTTAAAAATTAGTGATTTAGAAGAGGAAGAGCAAAATGAAAAACCAGAAAGCATATACGAAAGCATTAAACGTAAAACTGAAACAAGTGTAGAAGAAGCACCAAAATTAGATCCAGTGGATCACAGTGAACGACTTAAAAATTTACTAAGAAAAATGAATTAAATGTTGCTTAAGACTTGTAGTAAAGCTTTTCTGCTTTCTGAAGGTATAGGTCTATTGTCAGCTAAAGTAGTTATAGCTTGTTGAGCATTTTGTACTATATCCATGGGTAGACCACTAAACTCAACCATGTTTAAAATTTTATTAATATCAATTTCAGGTTCTTGAGCAGGTTGCTCATTAAGTTCATAAAGTTTCATATACATATTTATAATAAATATAAAAAAAGGATCTTTCCTATGAAAAGAAAAACTCGTAGTCTTTTCCAAGAAATTGACCAAATTTACATTGGTAATGATAGGAGAATGGTTATTGAGACACGTAGCGATCATTTGATTAATGGCATCATTAATTTAATAGAACAGCTATATCATGAATATCCTCAAGATCAAGCTGATGAGCTAGAACGCAGACTTGTTAATAGCATAAGAGGAAAAGATCCTAACAAATTTAAACGGGGTTTAAAAAAATTCAATGAAGATAAGTGAAATTACATTAGCTGGATGGAAAAAAAGAGATGTAAGAGGGCCTAGAAAACCTCGTAGAAAACAATTAGATTTTAATAATAAAATAAATGAAGGTGGTAATATTTTTGGTGCGGCTACAGATAGAATTCGTAGAGAGCATATTCAACCTACATTACAAAAATATTTTATAGAGCTAAAAAAAGTATTTCCTAAAGCTCCTATCAACCCTAATGATTTCCATCCTGTAGGCAGTGTAGGAAAAAAAGATACCAGTGGAGATATTGATTTAGCAGTAGATGGAACAAAATTGTTTCCCAAAGGTGTAACATCTGATAGTGTGCAGGCATGGAACATTAATCCCGAAGAATTTGTAATGCGTTTTGACCAATTACAAAAAAGAGCAAAAACCAGTACAAAAGAACAAGTAGCCATGAAGGCAGTACTACAGCTTATTAGTGAGTATGTAAATGCCCATGCACCCAACATACACATGGACGAAAAAAAAGCAAATCCAGGAAATGCTTTTGGAATGTTTCCTCAGTATGATGAACAAGGAAACAATCTAGGTATAGGTATACAAATTGATTGGATGATAGGACATTTACCTTGGTTGTTGTTTAGTTATAAAAGCATTGAATATGGTAAAGAAGATAATGTAAAAGGTTTGCATCGTACCCAACTTTTATTAAGTATGTTACAGGTAAAAGGATTCAGTTTTAATCATGTAAAAGGAGTTACAGATAAAAAGACAAATCAAGTTGTTGCAAATACACCAGAAGAAGTATTAAAACTAATTAACAGTTTATATGGAAGTCATCTAACAGCAGATGAACTTGATAGCTATTATGAACTTATTGATGTAGCTAAAGCTGATAGTAATTTTGATGATATAATGAGTGTATATTTAAGAATTTTGGATAAAACTCGTGCAGACATTCCATATAATTTACAAGAGTACTGGATAGAGCATCAAGATCATTTTGGATTAACTGGTAAGTTTTTACCTGATACAAGTAATTTAGTAAAATATAGGAAAGCATAATGAGCGGAGTCGCAGGTGCAGACAGAATAGAAAGGGAGTTTGTTGAACCCACTATTAGAGATTTTACTAATAGAGTTTTAAGTAAATTTCCTGGATATGAATCTGCACAACCTAGCGGTAGTTACAATACCAGTGCTAAAAAAGATTTTGGTGATATTGATTTAATTGTTCATATAAAAGGTACAGATAAGAAAACTATTAAAAAAGATTTACAAAATTATTTGGAAAGTTTGCCTGCTAGCTTAATAATACCTTTTGATGGTAAGCATCAAGGTAGACGTAGTTATAATGCAGGCGAGCTTGTGAGTATTAGATATCCGCAGTTTAGCAATCCTGGAAAAAGTGTACAAATAGACTGCATTGTTGCATTAGATGAAAATGAATCCAATTTTAAAAAAACTTTTTTGGACTATCCTGCAGAAATGCAGGGATTGATGATTGGCTTAGTAAAAATTGCTTATCAAGAAGCGCAGGCCAATGGAACAGAAGAAAATTTATTACAAGGTTTCAACATTGATATCACCAGTTTACCAAACGAACCTAATACGAGGTATGAATTTAATCTTAGCGGACAAAAATTGGAGTTTAGAACATATGAAGAATCAGAAGATGGATCAGAAGTTAAGGGAACCCGCAATATTCACTGGTACACTACCAGGTGGGACGATGTTACCAGGTTGTTATCCGGTTATAATTTCGACAGAGGATTTGAAGATCTTCTTTATCAGATTGACAGAAATGTTAAAAACCCTACTAGTAAAGATCGTGTCAAAGGTATGTTTAACAGCATGGTTTCAGTCAAGTCAGGAGAGGTCGGAACACAAAAAGAAATAACCAAAAATGATGCAAAAAGAAAAGTGTCTCAAGTTTTAGAAGATACAGATCTAAGTTTTATACAAATATTAGCAGAAAGTAAATTTTACAGACTAATGAATACCCAAAAATACGATTGGGATTTTTTACGTGAATTAACATTTGTTAGTATATTAATTTTACATATATTACGTCATAATGAAGAAACTGAAGATTATGCAAAAAAATATCTAAAGGATGTAGATAGACTACATAATTTTGACAGGCCTATGTTAAATTTGCCTGATTTATATATGAATATTCATGGATGCATAGGCAAGTACAGAAAATCTACAATGTTTTCTGACTCTATATTAAACAAACGTTTGAATGTTAATGTACTACTACTAAGAAAATATATTGTAGATTTACATAATGGAATTAGTATTAGTGATAGCAGAAGGCATCTATATAGGATAGAAAAAGAATTTAAAATAAAAGGAATTTTTGCTTCTTTTAGAAGAATGATACAAGAATGGGATTTAATTGACGATAATCAAAAAATATATATTTTAAAAAGATTAAATATTTGGCTTAGGAATAATGCAAGATTGATAGATTATATGCAAGTTTTTAATTTGTTATTACGAGTTAATAACATACATATTCCTAACAAAGAAGATAAATAAATTTAAATAGCCTTAAGGAGATTTTATTATGGCAACAACAGTTTATATTGACGGCGTCCAAGGTGCATTAAGTGCAGGACAAACTGTACAAACAGGTGGAACACAAGGACCCAATGCAGTACACAATTCTACTGGTGCGGCAGGGGAATTTATTGGTGCTAATTTTACATACCTAAAAATTTCATCTGCTACATTGGCTAACGAACAAGGTATTGATTCAACAACTGGCGAACTTCAGGATTTGCCTAAGTTAATTAATTTAGTAGCTTCTAGAGCAACAATTGTAGTTGTTAACAATGCAGTTGGTGATACAAACATGATCCTTGAAGGACCTCATGGATGGATTACTACTACCGGTACATTAGATAGTGCAGGTTTACAAACTGCTATTCAAGCGTTAGGCGGACAATTAGCTGCAGCAACAGTAGCAACTATGAGTGATTCTTTAGTACTTAGTTAAACATTTCTTTTAGGAGGCATTTTTTGCCTCCTTTTTTTTGACCAAAATTTATCTGGAATAAAAAATGGCCGTGACAAAGCAGATTTCTTCAGAATTTATAAGCTTAGAAACTCATGTAGACCTATGTCAGGTGCGATATCAACAAATGGAAGAAAGAATGGAAAAAAATCACCAAGAGTTGAAAGAAAGTTTTAAAGAAATCGCTGAGTCACTAAAACAAACAAATAAAAATTTAGAATTAACAAATGAAAAAATTAGTTTAGAAATTACTACCATAAAAGATCAAGTTGCAAAAAATAACGATAATCAAGTCAAAATCTTAATAAGTCTATTAGTAACTATGTTAGCAAGTATTATTGCTGGAGTATTTGCTTTATTATAAATAATAGTATATAATAAAGGTATGCTATGGATTTATTTGATATTCCTACTCCTGTTTTAGAAACCAAGTTAGTTTGGGCTAGGACAGGCAAAAATAAATTAGTAAGAAAATTTAGATGTGTTGCAGGTAAAAGAGCAGGAAGAGTAGTAGGTGATCCTTCTCAATGTCATTTACCTATAAATGTTTTGAAAAAATTTAAATTAAAACAAACAAAAGCTAAATTAGGAGGCAGAATGCTTAAAAAGTCTCTTAAAACAAAAAAATATAATCCAATAAGTAAACTTGTACAAAGGTTAAACAAATGAAAATAGACGAAATACGTTTACCTAATCGTCCTGCTGCTACAGCTCAACCTACAACATATCAGGGAAGTCAATTAAATTCTAAAGTACCTCCTGTTCAAAAAGTAACTGATCCAGAAGTTCAAGAACCATATAAAGTAGCAGGTAACAGAAAACAACAAGATAATCCAGGAACTTATAGTAATAGCACAATTAAAAGTGTACCAAGTATACCAAAAAGTTCATTAAAAAAGAATGTTGTAGTTGTTGATCCAGAAACAGGCGAAGAAGTTGGTGTAGAAAATGATGTTGTAGCAAATCAAATGATGCGTAGAGCAAAAAGGTTTAAAACAGTAGCATGAAATACATAAGACAGCCTAATGGCATTTTTACATTTATTAATAATAGAGAAGTACTTGTTTTAGAAAAATTAGAACGAGGTGAAAAGTTAAATGAACGTGAAATACAAGTTAAACGTAATTTAATCAGTAGAGGAGTTATTAATGGTAACTGAACAGGAAAAACTTGCTATGGAAAAAGCTATGGCAGCTTTAAATTTTTCAGATAATCCTAAAACAAAAACAGTTAATAGTAAAAAAGTTCATGGAAATCCAGATGTAGACGCCATGATGAAAATTTTGGAAAATTTTAATTCTGCAACTAATTCTGCAACAGCTAAAACTATTAACGAACAAGGAGTTTTATCTACATTACAACAAAAAAACAATGATGTTGTAAGTATCGGATTATTTGAAATTAAAATAGAAAAAGAGCAATGGAATAAAAAACGTAACAAAAATTATTACAGCATTTTTAATAATACAGGTGCATGTATGTTTGAAAATGTTGCTCTGTTTGAAAGTGCTACATTTATAGTAAAAAGTTTAATAAATGAAGATTACAAGCAAGCAGAAAATATATACAAATTAGATCAAAATTATATAAAATATCTACGTGATATGCGATTTGCAAAAAGATCACAAGATCCTATTATGGAAGCTAAATACAGTGACGCTAGATATAAAATGCTCGAAACAAAAGAGCAATTAAAAAAATGTTTATTTGACTAAATAATATTAAAAGGGCTTACTAAAATGCAATTAGATGCTATATTTTCACAAGAACAACGCTATACAAAAGTTAATAACTTTTTGAAAGAAAATTTTGGTGTTGTATTAAAAGATGATATTCAACCTACTAAAATAGACCAGCTAATTAGTGCAATACAGCAAAAATTAGCTGAATCAAGAAACTGTACGCAAGACAATCAGTATGCAAAAAATCTTTTACTGAAGGAAGCGTTAAAACTACTGCGAGAGGTAAGCCCAACCTCCAGAAGAGTCAAAACAAAAGTGAAAGAATCAATGGACACCAAAGAAAGCCTAACATATGCTATTGCAGCAAAAGCAATGAGTGCATATAAAAAGGATGGGTCTGTTCCTAAAAGTGTTAAGATTGATGGGAAAGATCATCCAGTAAAAATGAGCCTTAGTCAAATTAAAAAAATTACTGGTGGTAAAGAGCAAGTTACAGACAGTAAAAAAGTAAAAGAAGCCTACGAAGTCACATTAAAAGCTGAATATAAGAAAAAACCTACTTTAGAAAATTATAGATCATTATATGAACAAGATTTAGATCAAGCAGAAGTTCTTCTTGCTGCTAAAGATTTAGTAGATAAATTACAAAAAATGGTAGAAGACACAGCTAGTATGCAAGTAGAAGAACTTTTACCATTAGTAGATGCTATGAAAGAACGAATAGGCCCAGATAAAGCTGAAGCATTTAATAGTGCGGTAGATACAACATTAGGTTCCTTGTTAGATAATCTTAAACAGGCAAAAGACAACATTGATAATGCTGTACTAACACTAACCGGAGAAGCTCCTCCTATGAGTCAAGATATGGGTCCTGAACCAGCTATGGGTCCTGAGGATGACATGCCTCCTGCTCCTGAAGATGATTTGGAAGGAGTGGACCAAATGAGTGGAGGTGAAGAAGATACTTTAGGTCGAGTACCTAAAGAATCTGCTTACAAAACTGCAATGAAAATGCTATTAGACAATGCTACTAAAGGCAAAGTTAACAGGGAAATTTTAGAGCAAGCTAAACAATTAGTAGCTTCTAAAAAAAAGAGATAACAGAATCTGATTTTTATGGCAAAGAGCTTGAAGAGGATATTACTGCAGTATTAATGCAAGCTCTTGCCAACAAAGTAACACATTTTCCCCCCAAAAGTTTAATAAAAGATTTACAACAAATGGGTCATGTTGATGTAAATATCAACTCATTAATGCCTATTTTACAAAATATTCCTATTGTTGCAGATGCAAATCCAAAAGTTATAAAATTAATGGGTGAAGTTCCAATTGGGGATAAAGAATCAGATGTAGATAAGAAAATTAAAGCTTCTGCAAGTAGACAAATTAATAAGGATTTTAAATGAGCTATTTTATTAATGCAAAACAAGCTAGATTAAATTCTAGAGTTAATAGTATTATTCATAGTGAAATTAATAGTTTAGAAGTTGCTGTCTTTGCCGCAATAGATAACAATGAATTTACAACTACTTTAAGCACAACTACTATGACAACCGCAGGAGCAACTGCGGAAGCTTATTATAATGCATGGCAGGGAACTGTTCCTAATACTAATTATACAGATCAAATGACACAAGTTATAGATTACTTTGAAGGTTTAGGGTACAGTATATATCAACAAACTAATACTCTAACTAGTAATACATTTGTGTGGGTAATTTCTTGGTAGACAAAAATTAAATAATTTGTTATTATGTTTGAATATAAAAATTTAACAAGAAAAACAAAAGATGGTTTAAGATTATATAATACTCCATCAGGAAATTTACCGAGTGTTACAACTATTTTAGACAAAACAAGTGATAAAACTTTTTTGTTAGAATGGAAGAAACGTGTAGGAGAAACAGAGGCAGCTAAACAAACAAAAGAAGCAAGCGGATTAGGAACAGCAGTACATAGTATATTAGAAAACCATTTATTAAATAAAAAACAGGATATAGGTAATAATTACGTACACCAATTAGCAAAAAGTTTAGCTGACAATCTTATAAAAGATCATTTTGACAATATAGATAAGGTATGGGGTACAGAAATAGGACTTTATTATCCTGATTTATATGCAGGAACGTGTGATTGTGTAGGAGAAGTAAATGGAAAACCTACCATAATAGACTTTAAAACAGCTAAAAAAATCAAAAAGAAAGAATGGATAGAAAATTATTTCTTGCAATGTTGTGCTTATGCTCAAGCTCACAATTGTTTATATGAAACAAACATTAAAAATTGTAGTATATTCATGGTAGATAGGGAAGGCAACACTGCAAGATTTGATATAGAAAATGAAGAATTTGAAATGTATAGTATGAAATGGAATAATCGCTTAATTTCCTATTATGATATAAATACTGAACTTAGAGGATAAATTAATGGCTACTACATTAGCAAAGATTCAAATTAGACGAGGTCTTTTACAGGACCTTCCCTTGCTAGATCCGGGAGAGTTAGGGTATGCAACAGATGAACAAAGATTATTTATAGGAAACGAATACGAAGAATATGTTGGTACTGGAGTAGCAGGACAAACTATTACAACGAGTAATCGTATAGTTAGTCCTAGTAAACTTGTTATTTTTGTTGATGAAGGTGCGGGTTTCGAAGTAAAACAAGTTAATAGCTATTGGACATTATCTAATAGGGAAATAACGTTTATTAATGCAGTTCCTGTAATTACTGATACGGATGGGAATGTTATTAATAATATTAGAGTAGGATATAATAACGAAGTAGAAGTTAAAAATAATATTAGAAAAAATGAGAGCATTAGATTAGAAGCATCTCAAACAAATGTAACAACCAATTTTAGTTTTAATATATCCTTTTTTAATACTGCTTTGATACATTATAGTTTGATACAACAAAATACAAATATAATGCGGACAGGAACATTACAAATTATCACTAATGGAATAAATGTCGATATTAGTGATGTATATAATGATTTAGATCCTAACTCAACAGGTTCTGGTATAACCTTTTTGGCAGATTTGTCTGGAGGCTATCTTAATTTAAAATATACAAATACAAGTTCTAACATAGCAAATATGTATATTACATATCAGCTATGGAATACATCGTTATAATAAACAAAATTCATTGGGAGAAATAATGGCCGAGATTCGTGTGACTAAAAGATCAGGAGAGTTAAGTCCTTTAGATATCAATAAAATACATCAAATGGTAGAACACGCCTGTAAAGGACTGACTGGTGTAAGTCAAAGTCAAGTAGAAATGAATGCAAATATACAAATATATGATAAAATAGAAACAAAAGATATACAAAATATTTTAATTAAAAGTGCAAATGATCTTATTAGTTTAGAATCGCCTAATTATCAATATGTTGCTGCTAGATTACTATTAGCAAGTGTGGTAAAAGAGTTATTTGGTGAATTTAAATATATTAGTTTATATGATCAAGTTAAACAAGGTATAGAAAAAGGAGTTTATGATCCTGAATTATTGGAATACTATACTCAAGAAGATTATGAATGGCTAGATAAGCAACTTGATCATAGCAGAGATATGAATTTTACATATGCAGGAATACAGCAAGTAGTTGACAAATACCTAGTACAAGATAGATCTAATGGAAAATTATATGAAACTCCACAATATATGTACATGTTGATCGCAGCTACATTATTTCATAAATATCCAGCTGAAACTAGATTAAATTATGTAAAGCAATATTATGATGCTGTGAGTAAATTTAAAATTAATATTCCCACTCCTGTGATGGCAGGAGTAAGAACTCCATTACGTCAGTTTGCTAGTTGTGTTTTGGTAGATGTAGACGATACCTTACCTAGTATTTTTCATAGTGATAGTGCTATTGGTTTTTATGTTTCTAGACGTGCAGGTATTGGCATCAATGCTGGTAGAATAAGAGGGCTTAACAGTAAGATCAGGAATGGTGAGGTAAGCCACACAGGAGTAATTCCTTTTCTTAAAAAATTCGAATCCACTGTTAGATGTTGCACACAAAACGGTGTAAGAGGCGGCAGTGCAACAGTGCATTTTCCTATTTGGCATCAGGAAATAGAAGACATTTTGGTATTGAAAAATAACAAAGGAACAGAAGATAATCGTGTACGAAAACTGGACTACAGCATACAAACCAGTAAAATATTTTATGAAAGATTGTTGAAAGGGGAAGATATTACCCTTTTCTCACCTCATGATGTACCTGGATTATATGAAGCTTTTGGAAATAACGAAGAATTCGATAAGCTATATCAAAAATACGAAAAAGATAACAAAATACCAAAGAAGGTTATAAATGCAGTAACACTATTTGGGGATTTACTAAAAGAAAGAGCAGAAACAGGTCGTGTATACATTATGAATATTGACCATTGTAATAGTCATAGTAGTTTCATAGATCCTGTTCGAATGAGTAATTTGTGTCAGGAAATTACATTACCTACAAAGCCAATACAACACATTGATGATTCTAAGGGCGAAATAGCTTTATGTATTTTGAGTGCTATTAATGTAGGTAACTTGCGAAACACCAATGAACTAGAACATTTATGTGATTTAGCGGTGCGATCGCTAGATGAGATTATAGAATACCAAGATTATCCTGTTGCTGCAGCAGAGCGTAGTACAAAAAATCGCAGAAGTTTGGGAATAGGATACATTGGACTTGCTCACTACTTAGCTAAAAATGGAGTAAAGTACAGTGATCCAGAAGCTTGGAAGTTAGTACATGAATTAACAGAATGTTTTCAGTATTCATTACTAAAAGCAAGTAATCAGCTGGCTCAAGAAAAAGGAGCTTGTTTAGCATTTGCCCAAACAAAATATAGTCAAGGGCAGTTACCTATAGATCATTATAAAACAGATGTAGACAAAATTACTCCTAATGACTTAAAAATGAACTGGCAAAAATTACGTGATGATATTCACATGCACGGATTGCGACATAGCACACTGTCAGCACAAATGCCTAGTGAAAGCTCTAGTGTAGTGTGTAATGAAACAAATGGAATAGAGCCTCCTAGAGGCTATCTCACAGTAAAGAAAAGCAAAAAAGGTACACTAAAGCAAATTGTTCCAGGTTATACTTATTTAAAAAATAATTATGATCTGTTATGGGAACAAGAAAGCAATGAAGGGTATATCAAAGTAGTGAGCGTAATGCAAAAGTTTTTTGATCAAGCAATCAGTGGAAACTGGAGTTATAATCCTACAAAATACCCAGACAACGAAGTACCTATGAGTGTATTATTAAATGATTTATTGCAAACATATAAATTTGGTTGGAAAACAAGTTACTACCAAAATACATATGATAGCAAAGGAGAAGCAGAAGAGGATTCGAAACTGCCGTTGGTAGAATTACCCAAAGAACAAGAGGAGTGTGAAGCATGTACAATCTAAAAAAATCCAATATAAATACCGTCTTTAATAAAAATAGTGTAGACTTTACTAAACAACCTATGTTTTTTGGTGAATCTCAAAATATACAACGTTTTGATACCTACAAATATGCTAATTTTGATAAACTTACTCAAAAACAACTAGGTTTCTTTTGGCGTCCAGAAGAAGTAAGTTTACAAAAAGATAGAGCAGATTATCTGACATTTAGACCTGAGCAAAAACGTATATTTACAAGTAATCTAAAATATCAAATACTATTAGATAGTGTACAAGGCAGAGGACCAGCTCTTGCTTTTTTACCCTTTTGTAGCTTACCTGAATTAGAAAGTTGTATTATTACTTGGGACTTTTTTGAAACAATCCATAGTAGAAGTTATACACACATAATTAAAAATGTATATGCAAATCCTAGTGAAGTATTTGATAGTATTTTAGACGATAAAGAAATTTTGGCTAGAGCAAATAGCGTAACTAGAATGTATGACGATTTCCTAAATTATGCAGATCAATATAAAGCAGGTGCAGGAGATTTAAATACACTAAAAGAAAAAATGTATTTGGCAATGGTAACAGTTAATGCTCTAGAAGGTTTGCGTTTTTATGTTAGTTTTGCTTGTAGTTTCGCTTTTGGTGAATTGAAAAAGATGGAAGGTTCTGCTAAAATAATTAGTTTTATAGCAAGAGACGAAACCCAACATCTAGCTATTAGTAAAAATATTATTAAACATTGGAACAACGGTGATGATCCTGGTATGTTAGATATAGTTAAAAAACATGAAGTAACAGTAAAAGATATTTACAAACAGGTGGTAAACGAAGAAAAGAAATGGGCAGAATATCTGTTTGAAGAAGGTAGTATTATTGGTTTAAATGAAAAGTTACTTGCAGAATATATTGAATATTTGGCAAACCGGAGGTTAAAATCTATTGGTATTGAACCTATTTTCGATAGGCCGCTCACACAAAATCCATTACCTTGGACTACACATTGGTTTGAGAGTAAGGATGTACAAGTAGCTCCTCAAGAAACAGAAGTAGAGAGCTATGTTATAGGTGGTATTAAACAAGATGTAGATATGAAATCATTTAGTAATTTTGAACTATAAAGGAGAATATGTTACTAGAAAAAACAGGTGAAGTTATGACATTAAAGTTGCAATCAGGAGACGAAGTTATTACTAGAATAGAAGAAGAAAATCAAGAATTTTTAATATGTGACAATTGTGTTACAATTGCTGCTACTCCGCAAGGAGTAGCAATGGTTCCTTGGATACAAACAGGAAAACAAGGAAAAGTTAGTATTAATAAAAAACAAATAGTTGCTAGGGTTACTACAGTAAAAGAAATAGCGGATAAATATTTAGAAATGGTAACTGGGATTAGTGTAAGCTCTCCTAGTTCAATATTAGGTATCTAATTTAAATGGCAACATTTACTGATTTTAAAAATGGTTTACAAGATTTTAATGATTATATAAGTCCTACTCATCATATACAAGAAAATCTTTTAGGTGATTCTAATTTTCTTGCTGTTCAAGCTGAATTAGATTATAATCTTAAAGATATAATTTGTGCTTTACTAGCAGGACAAGGTTTGCAACTGCCTAATTTACAAATCTGTTTATCGGCTGCAATAGACGAATTATTAAAACAACCTATACAAGGTGCGTTGCGTGATGCATTATCTACAGTTGCAGATGCAATGGCTGCTTTTCAAGAACATACAAATATAAATGGAATTTTAGGACAACTAAATGGGGTAATTGATGAAGTTGCTGCTGTAGGTAGTATGATAAATTTTTGTGCAGCACCTGTTGATCCTGTATCTATTCCTAATATGTTAGAAAATGCGTTCGGATCGTTTTTGGGATCAGGGTTAAGTATTATTAATAGTATTGGCAACATATTACCTGATAATTTGTGTGCATGTATAGGTTTAGATGGTAATTTTAACACAAGTTCATTAAATGGTGGTGCATTAAAAAATATTTTTGATAATTTAGATAATATTTTAAGCGGAAATTTTGCTCAAGGAGCACTAAATGATCTTATAGGATCTTTAAACTCAATAGCAGATGACATAGGTGGTTTAATTGCATTAGAAGGACTGTTTAATGCTAATTATACATCTGGAGGTTCTGCTTTACATGGAGGCGATTGTAGCAGTCAATTTAATATTCCTAGATCAATAGGTGTAGGTATAACCAATACTAATCCAGGAAGTGTCAAAGATAGTTTATCTTTTGCAGCACAATTAAGAGGAACATTCGAAAAATTAGGCGGGTATCCAGTAGTTGGACAAGTTAGTATAAACGACACAAAAGGCACAAAGCTACAAGATCAAACTAATGGTGGTACATATAGCCAAGAACAAATAGATAAATGGACATCTCAAGGTTTAGAATCTAGAAGTTTTAATAATATTTTTGAGCTCTTAGTAGAACCTGAAATGTTGGAATTATTAAAAAAACCTAACAATTATGAAAAACTAATTACTAATATAATACCAATATATGATTATTGTGGTAATATTATTAGGTATGAGTCTGTTATAGAACAAGGGTCAGATAGTACCACAACAATTTTAACAAGTTCAACTGATAGTTCGGTTTCTGTATCAGCACCAGGCGTAAGTACATCTCGTACCACAACTAATACAGGCGCAACAACTGTTAGTTCAGGTTCAGATTCTAGTGGAAGTGGATCTGGAAACGCAGGAGGAAGTGTTACTGCAACAATTATTGTTGTAAATAGTGAATCAGGTATGGTTTCATTAGATGTTATTAATAATGCAATAATTTATAGAACTGATTTAAGGTCATTATTTGGGTATATTAATAATCAATGGATAGAATTAACTGCTATAGGTGTTAGAACTATTAATGGAACAAACAACGAGATTATTGCAACAAAAGGAAATAATGATTCATATACAATTGGATTACATCCAGATCCAATTGTACCAGGATTAGAAAAGCTAACGATACCTGCTAGCAGCTCTAATAGTAGACCAGGAAATCCTATTAATGGTGATATTAGATTTAATACTACAGTAAATAGTTTTGAATTTTATAATGGATCTTGGTTGCAGCCAATAACCAATGTAGAAAACGCTGGCAATGGTACAAGTTTAGTACAATCTACAACTACAAATAGTATTAAATTAAATAGTATTTCTAATGGTTCTGGAATTAACTTAACTAACACTAATAATAATATAGAAATTAATAATTCACATACTTTTAGTGGAAAAAATTCAATAACTGTAACAAAAGTAGGAAACGATCATTTAATTCATAATCCTTACATTTTTATAACAACTTTTGTTACAAATAATGATAATTATAACACTTTAGTATTTAATGATGATATACAGCCAAGTTTAAACGAAACTTGGTTTTTTATAGCTCATGCAATAGGAAAAGGAACTTCTAAAATAAATGGATTTAAACTAGAAGGAATAGTTGATAATAGGACAGGACTTGCTATAATAGGAGATGTAGCTAAAACTACATACCAAAATACAGCTCAATATTGGGACTTTAAAACACAAGTTACTAATGACTGGAATTTTCAAGTCAAAGGAGATTCAGTAGAAACAGTAAACTGGAAAATAAAGTTAGAAATATTACCTGTTTAGGTTGACAAAGGTAATATAATTTATTATAATAATATTTTGCTTGATGATTTGTCAAGATATTTTCTAAGACGCCGGTTCGATTCCGGCCACCTCCACCAAAACTTTTTCAATATATGGGGGTGTAAAGGTATTCGATTAGAAAAGAAAATAGCAAGGAGAGCAAAAAGGGTGATGACCATCATCGACTTTATAATTGCAAACAACAGCGATTATTCCCCAGCTCAAGTTGCTTTAGCAGCATAAGCTGAACGGGTTTAGGGAGTACCTGGGAACAGAAACTCCCTACACACATAAGGTAACATGTCAAAAACAACAACAGTAAAAAATAAATTTAGTTTAAATGCTAACAGAAGAAAGCGTACAAGCCAAGGAAAAGGTCGTAATAGTAAACCTTTAAACAAGCACAAAAGGCGTAGCTGGAAACGTTATAGAGGACAAGGTTAGTAAATCCAATTGATAAATACATAGTACATAACACAACACACAAAGGAGGCCAATATGTTAGTATATGATCGTCAAAGTTATTTTCAAGAATATGGATCCCATCCACTTGCAAGTTATTACATAAGTGAATATAGAACAGCTAGTGAAGCAGAATATCATTTGTGTAGTTTTATAGATTCACATAAAGAAGATCAAACAATTGTTAAATGGTTTCAACATTTTTGGAGCTATGTTACTAATGTTGCAAACAGTGTGATCTACGACGAAAAAAAAGAAATGGAAACCTATCTTTCTCAAGCACAAGATCTCAATGATTTAGAGCAAAGACAACGTAACTGGGATTCCCAAAAAAACAGAAATATATCTTTTTTAAACCATAAATTACAATATTCTTAATATGCCAATATATGAATATCAATGTGATAGTTGCAGTACAATAGTCGAACAGTTTGCTAAAAGTTTTAGTGACAGTTTGACAGATTGTACTGTTTGCAAAAAAGGCAAGCTAAATAGGGTTGTAAGCCGTAATAGCTTTGTTCTTAAAGGAGGAGGTTGGTACAAAGATTTGTATCAAAAACCTCAAGTAAAAGAGAAGAAAAATGCATAATCCAAATCCTAAACAATTTGCTTTGCTTTTTTCTTTAACACTAATGATGACATTTTTGATAATAGTGTCAAATGCTATCTAACACACATAAACACACAGGAGAAACAAATGTTCACCACAGATACAATCAAAGACTTTCAAAAAACCTTTATGGGGGCCGCTATGACTTCACCATTTGAATTGCGTTTTAAAATTTTGGAAATGGCAAAACAGTATCTAGATGATGCATACAAGATGCAACATGAAATGGCTGTAAAAAACATGGAGTTTATGCAAGAACAAAATAAACTCACAGTAGATACATGGAAAAAAATGATGCCTGAAAAATATACCATGGAAGATGTCTTGCAAAAAGCACAAGAGCTTTATGGTTTTGTAGAAAGTAAAGACGGAAAAACAAAGTCTACTAAATAATTTTAGAAAACATAAACTAGGTAGTAATAGAAATATTACTACCTTTTTCTATCTTTTCAGGAATTTATTTATGAAAACTACACTTGCTGTAATTTTATTAACCTTTTTATATACAAGTAGTGTAAGTAATGATTTACATGTACATGATGTTGTTAATAAAATTAAAGAAAAAGTAATCGTTTATTACATTCCTCCTGAACCTGATCCCGTCCAATTAGAATGTATGGCACTTAATATATATTTTGAAAGTGCTTTAGAACCTCGTGAAGGAAAAATTGCAATCGGTCAAGTTGTACTTAACAGAGTGGAACATTCAGACTATCCTAATACAGTATGTGAAGTTGTAAAACAAGGAATCCACTATAACAATGGTTTACCAGTCAAAAACAAATGTCAATTTAGTTGGTATTGTGATGGATTGGAAGATGAACCCTGGAAAGGCCATCGTTGGTATGAAAGTTATGACATAGCACATAAATTGTTATCTGGATATCCTTTTTATGATTTTGCAGAAGGCAGTCTTTTTTATCATGCTAGATATGTAAAACCTTGGTGGGCAAAACACTATGAACGTGTTGCAACAATAGGGCAACATATATTTTACCGTATGTAATAAAAAGCATATTTAAATAAATATATGTATAATCCTTCGGGAATCAAGGAGTATCACATTGTATATTTACAAAGCTAGGTTTATTAAAGCCACAGCTGATGGTATAGATGTATATTTAGATTTAGGATTTTACATTTATATAAAACAGCGGGTTAAATTGTATGGAATAAAAATTAATCCAGAAAAACAAAAAGAAGCAGTTGATTATATAACTGATACTTTACATACATATGAATTTGAGGTAGAAACTGTAAGTAGTAAAAGAGGAAAAGTGGGCAGGTGTTTGGGTTCTATTTTTATACAAAAACCAGATAAAAAAATTAATTTAGCAGAGCAATTGATAGAACAAAATTATGCAGAAAAATTTATAACTTCTGAATAAATAATATAAAGTGTTAGGAGAGACTTATGTCAACAGAAGCATACGCTTACAAAAGCGATTTTAACAGTGCTAAGGATTTTAGATACAGAATTAAATTGACTGCAATGTCAGAACCTGCTGGTGGAAATGGAACTGTATATCAAGGTAATGCAGAACAAGCAGAAGTTACTCTACCTGGATCAGTTGCAAATATTGGAATTTCAAGACAATATGAAAGATCTAATATGAGATTTGGAGGAGTTGTAAGGGCTTTAAGTGAAGGAGAAAATCCAGTAGAGTTAAAAGTAATAGAAGAAACTCAAGCCGCAGGCATCGCTACAGCTTTAACTATTGCAGTAGAATATAGCAGAGAACCTCATGGATATGATGTAAATGGTGCTGCTGTTATAGGGCAACCTTTTGTTATTGCCGCAGTTACTAAAGGATTAGAAGCTTCCTATACCGAAGCAAGACATCTTTATGATCCTACTAGTGATCCTTCTGTAATTAGAGAAGACTTAACCGCTACAGCAATGGCTCCGGGAAATTATACTCTTGCTGTAGACGAACCAACAGGAGTGAATGCAGGGCCATTCTAATTAAATGTCTTTTATAATTCTTGTTTTCATAACAGCTTTGGTAATATCATTTATTGCAGCATACTACAGTATTGCAGGTTTAATTGCAATATTTGCTAGTGCTGCTATTCCTGTGGCTATTATGGGCAGTGCTTTAGAAGTTGCCAAGCTAGTTAGTGCCAGTTGGTTATACAGATATTGGAACTATATTCCTAAGTTAATCAAAATATACCTAACAACTGCTGTAGTAATTCTTATGTTTATAACTTCAATGGGTATTTTTGGATTTCTTTCCAAGGCTCATGTTGAACAAACTTCTGCTGGTATAGAAACCATTGCTAAAGTTCAACGTATAGAAAATGAAATAAACAAATTTGAAGATGTTATTGCTAGATCTGAAAGTAGAATAGATAAATTAGAAAATTCAGGTACTGGTGGACAAAATAATATCCAAGCTCAAATAGATAAAGAACAAGAAAGAATAGATTCTGCGTATACAAGAATACAACCTTTAATTGATGAACAAAATTTAATAATAAAAAATTCTACTAGTTTTTTTAAACAAGAATTATTAAAAATAGATACAGTCTTATTAAAATTACAAGAATATATTGATCAAGGAGAAATTGCAAAAGCTCAAGGTTTAATAGGTACTAAAGCAGATGGTAAATATGGGCCTGCAACTGCACAAGCTTTTAAAGATTTTCAAGAGGAAAAAAATCAAACTCGTGAAGAATGGATACTAAAAATACAAAATGCTGAAAGTTTACCTAGTGTTGTAGCAGCAAAAGAAGAAATAATTAGATTAAGACGTCAATCAGAAGATCAAATTGCTGATAGCAATTCCATAATTCAAAAATATCAAGAACAGTTACAAGATTTTGCAACTACAGATGTAGGTAGCTTAATTGATGAAGAACTTAAAAGAATTAAAAATGCAAACCAACAAATAGATCAACTTACTAGTCAAAAATATGATATTCAGTCAGAATACAGAAAATTAGAAGCAGAAGTAGGCCCTATTAAATATATTGCTGAGTTTGTTTATGGTGAAGATGCAAATAAAAATTTGCTAGAAAGAGCAGTACGATGGGTAACTATAATAATTATATTTGTTTTTGATCCACTAGCAGTATTGCTTTTAATTGCAGCCAATATGACTTTGATTAATAGAAATAAGTGGATAGAAAACGAAGAATTTTTTTCTTTTAATACTATAGAAAGAAAAAAAAAAGAATAAAAAAAATAAACAAAAAATACAGAAAAAAAAAAAAAAAATAAAAAAAAAAAAAAAAAAAAAAAACAAAAAA